AGATGTCAAGATCTTCACCGGCTTGTATTAACCGATAGCCAATCCCGTGCTCATGCGCTTCTAGCAGCTCATCCTTCAGCTCAGGGTTGTTAATGCAAAGCAATTTGATCGCATCAGCAGGAGTCCTTAAGTCGTGATACTCGTGAGTTGAGCCATAACGCTCACCCAAGTCATCCAGCAGCCTGACGGTCTGCATCATATCGAAAAACCGCCGCGACCCTTGACACATAATACCGGCCCAATGGCTCTACCGCACTCAACGAATCTTGACGTTGATGCAAAATCCGTTCGTTAGGAAGCAAAACCGCTGCGTGCATTGGTGTTTTCGTTCCAAGGCGCATGATCAAAATGTCCTCAGGCTGCCTCCCTTTGTAGGTAACAGGCTCAAACCCAATCGCTTCAGCCTGCTCAAGAAAAATGCTTTGGCACGTCTCTAAATCATCTGGTCTGGCGAAATCAGGAATGACGATTCCCCTCAGCCTGCAATAGTCACGGATCAACGTGTAGCAATCAAACTTTCCATAACTCCATTGGCGACCAATTAAGGATCGATAGTCAACCATTTGCTATCTGGCACTGAATAGATATGCCACACCTTACCCGTACCAGTGCATGACTCCCTATCGCAACTACTGGCTGCACCACCAAACGGGTGAGAATGGACAATCGATTCGACCTTCCCATAGAAAGAAGCTACTGCGTAGTCTCTAGGGTCCATGATGAAGTCGCGTTCTGGATCGTCAGCGATATTGCGACAACGCCAATACTTGCCATCTACGACAACGCCACAAGCTTCTTTTGGCAACTGCTCATTAGCGTGTTTTTCTGCGTCAAACCTGAAGTCGAGCACCGGGGAACCCTCCAAATGGCAGGTCTCCAGACGGAAACCTTTTGGCGCAACTACTGTATCTTTTGCCGCAAACATCGCCATTCCTATCCGTCGAAGCGTTGTTTATATCAAAGTACCTATTACCTGTGTATCCGCATTCGCTGCCGCGATATTTCCATTGACAATGTTCAAGAACTTGCCGTCTAGGCAATGAAAGATTTGTTAAATCAAGCTTGCTTGTTAGTTCAAACTCAACAACCTGCGGGTTCTCGTTTGCAACTCGATCAATATACCAAATTTCATCTTCAAATTTAGCAAAAGGGTCGGCAGTAGCATTTATGCCATCTGCAAAATTATCTACATCCAAGAATTTTTTGCACGTCCTGATCCTTGTTACTTTTGCTTGCAAAGGGTTGTAAAGCACAATTAAGGCGGAAATTGCGCTGTTTGCGTTCGCGATTCTCATTGATGGACGCGGTAACGTGCCCTTGCTGCTTACCTCAAACCCGTCAACTTCGATAGGCGCTGCTACATAAGTTAAACGATTAAATACAACGTCGGCGCTTAACTCATTCGTTCCAGCGTGGTAATAAAAAGTTAGATTAACTCCGTTCACGTCTTCAGTTAATTGAAGCTCAAACAATTCAATGATGGCTGACGGCTCAAGCGACTGAAGCTGTTCATGGATTGACTGAGGAGTAGTCATGCTTCAAATACCTGCTCGAACGTTGCTGTAATCGTCGAATAGGTCGGTTTTGTCATTGTTTTATTCCATTCACGACAAACCCATTTATATGAAGCCACGCCGTCAGGCGGTGTCCAGTCAAAAGCTTGAACCCCAGCGCGAGCATCGAAAAATGCTTCAATAGCAGCAGTATCAGCGGCTGTTCTATTGGCCCATTCTAAGCTCCATTTTTTAGCATTTTGATTGAGCCCAAAAGTAGTCCTCTGCTCGTACCCACTGCCAAACCTTGCTGACCTAACTTCAGGCTTAGAAGCTTTAGAAGCCTGAAAATCAGGGCATACATCAGCTCCAACTGTTGCATCGTCAAAAGTTGCCATTAGCTTGCGAGGATTCCTCCAGGTCGTTTTTGCTTAACCAATTCAGCCTGAACGGCTGCGCCAATTAGTGAGCCAAGCTGCTTTGCCTTTGGACTGTCGCCTTCGGCCTCAGAGCCCGAAGCGTCAACATTGACAACCACGTTTCCGACACCGCCAGAAGCCTGAACACCAAGCTTACCGTTAGAACCACGACTTAGCGGCATGATCGCCTCTGGACCGGCCTCGCCCATCAGACCGAAGCGGCCAGTGCCGCCGTTGGCATAGGCGAACATCGTAGGCTTCTTGACGATGCCGCCCTTGGCAAAAGGACTGATGCTTGCCGCATTAAGGAATCCGCTTGCGCCTGAAACGCTGTCACTCGAAAGAGATCCAAATCCGCCTAAATTAAACCCTGAGCCACCTGACCCCAACCCTGGCAGCAACCCAACAACGGTGTTCAAGATATACATCGTGATCATCTTCTGAATGATCTGCACTGCCATATCAAGGAAGTAACTAGCAATGTTTTTGAAGAATCCAGCTAATGCTTCCTGCGTGGTTGAAGTACCATCAAGAACACTCTTGAACGAGTCAGAGAATGCAGTGCCAATAGCTGTTGCGGCACCAATAACCTGATTCGCTGGATTAGTTAATTCTTCAAGACCTTTTTTTAGTTCCTGAATCGCTACGGTTATTTTGCTTGGGTTCAGAATGCTATCAATACCAGTAGGGAATGCTTGTTGATCCAGCGCACCACTTGCAAAAATCTTTCCTCCAGCGTCGAGAGCTTCTCCACTGAAACCATAACCTTTGAGTTTTTCGCCAAACCTTTTATCTGCAAGCTCTTGCATGGCAAAGGCTCTTTGCGCATCAGCAGCATCAAAAAGAGCCAACTCTAAATCGTTAATCTTGCTAGTAATTTCAGGAAAAGCTTGCCCCGCTTCAGCTTCGTAATTAGCCAACTTTGCCCTAAGGTCATCTGTTACGTCAGATGCTTTATTAAAAGCTTTAGCAAATTGGTTCTCAATAGCTTGTTCAGCGGAAGCGCCAATCCCGTCTGTTTTTAGAGAAACATCGCGCAGTTGTCTATCAAGAATTTCAGACAATTTCAACGCCGCGTTCCTTGCTATAAGGGCTTTGTCGATACCACTTCCGCCTGAAGTTTTACCGTCCCCATTGCCATCAAGGTCGGCGGCAGTAGGGGGAGCGGTTTGACCAGGCTTGGCAAATGCGGGGGGAGTATATTCACCGAAGCCCTCTAAGATCTTCGCCAGTCGATTCTCTTCATTAGTTCTGTCAACTCCGGCAGCATCTGCTAACAACTTGTTGTAAAGGTCATTGAGTGCTCCTCTGTCCTTGTAAGGAGCAAGAAGATCTCCTGATTCCTGTTGCATTTGGTTAAAAGCCTGCCTTCTTATATCGTTTGGCTTTAGTCCTTTCTCCCTAACAAGAGCCTCTAGATCTTGCTGCCTATACAAAGCTGAGGTCGCCCGTGAGAAATCAATTATTAATTTGCCTATGCCCTTGAAGAGCCCTCCAAATATTTGCCAAATGCTCTTGCCCAGACCGGCGAATGTATCGTAAACATCTTTCGCAAAAATAATTACTTTTGCTAGTAAAATTTTGAACTGTTCTTCGTTTTTAATAACAAAATCTACAAGATTCGTCAAGTAGTCTTGAAAACCTGCACCTGTTTTCAAGAAGAATCCACCATAAGCTTCACTCGCCTCATCAAGCGCAATTTGAAGCCTGACTCCTGCCTTTTCAGGGCCACTGGCTAAAGACTCAGCAACCTCTGCATAATCCTCACCCTGCTGCTCGGTGAATCTGACGAATTTTGCAATTGTCACCTCTCCCTTCTTGAATTGTTCTGCTAAATCCTGAAGGCTGATCTTGTTCGCAGCAGCAAATTTTGCCACGGCACCTGGAATGCGTTCACCGATTTGCCCGGAAATTTCTTCAGCACTAGCCTTGCCCTTACTCAGAACCTGAGTTGTAGCGAGAAACAATGCCTGCAAATCTTCTTGAGACTTACCTGCGGCAACGCCAGAAACGGTAATACCCTCGTAAATCGCTTGAGTTTGCTTGACGGTAAGGTTATTTGCTTTTGCAGCAGCGGTGACACCCGTCAAACCTTTGACTACATCGATAAGCCTAATTGCGTATTTTTTACTGATCTCTCTAGCAAAATCAAGATTTTGGTTGTACTCAACAATATCTTTAGACACCCCGCCAAGGGCACCTTTTGCCAGGTTCAATTCAGCTACATATTCCGCAACGCCACCAGCTGCTTTTCTTAACTGC